ATAAAGATCCATGTGGATTGAATGGCTTGGCTGTACTACGGTGCAATGTGATGACTCGAGCGGCGGATGCTGGTTGCGTTTTGCATGTAGATGATCAACCGATTGATATCGAAGTCGGAGAGCTTCACTGTTACTTAGTATCTGAACACACACATTTTGCTACGCCGGTACAGGGTAATACTTCTCGTGTTATGTGGATGTTTGGTGCTGAAGTCCCATCAAAAGACTGGAACGGCGGAAAAATTAAGGTGAGAAAATACTAAAATTTCGAATTCCTGAGTTCCGGCCCAAGAATTTTTTGCGACAGCTTTGAAATTCCAAAAAGTCAATCCACTCCTACACTAAATATTAGAACAACTATAAGAATAATACCATGGCTGCAGGATATCAAGAAATCTTTTTAGAACAAGGCACAGACTTCAATACTACCATCACACTAAGTGATGGAAATGGTGATTTGTTTGTGTTAACAGGATGTGTTGCAAAAAGCACGATTAAAAAATCATACTATTCAAGTAATGCTACTGCACAACTTACAGTTTCCATCGATACTCCAACACCAGGATCAATTCTATTAAGTTTAAATTCAGCAAACACTGCTAACATTTCTCCCGGAAGATATGTGTATGATGTTATGTTAAAGGATAGTGCTAATAATGTTTCCAGAGTCCTAGAAGGAATCGTGAACGTTTTGCCTCGTGTAACAGTGTTTTAAGAAGGAGTAAATCATGGCAACAGTAGTCGTTAATTCTCCACAAGCAATTAAAGTAGGCGTAAACCTTCAATCCGGTTCGACTGTACAATCTTTAGGATATGGTGTTAATACACTAAAAGCACTAAAGGATTTTACTTTGCCGCCTGGAGCACAATCTGGAGGTGTTGTTTCATATAACGCAGCAACAAAAACTTTTACTGTAACTGCTATTGGTGGTATTGGTGATGCAGCTATCACTGTAGTAGATGCAGGATTCTTTTAATGGCTAATACGACAATCAAGATCAAACGATCTTATGCAAACTCATCACCAATCTCACTATCGGATGGTGAATTAGCATACTCATTTTTATCAAACACATTATGGATTGGTAACACTTCTAACACACCAATAGCTGTTACCGATAGTTCGGCAAGATTAAATTCTGTAAGTGCTTTCATTCAGGCTAATGCAGCATATGCGAGTCAAAATACAACAGGTGAATACTCTAATGTGGCGTTTAGACAGGCAAACTCGGCATATAGTCTTGCTAATAATATTATAATTTTAGATTCTTGGACAAGAACACAGGCAAACGCTGCATATTCTGCAGCCAACGTTGCGGATTCTAAAGCTACAACTTCAGGCTCATACGCCAACAGTGCATATATTCAGGCTAATGCAGCATATACACAATCTGTAACATCAACAAATGATGCGGCAGGTGCTTCATCATATGCTAATAGTGCTTTTCTAAAAGCAAACTCATCATATCAATCACAAAACGCTTCAGGTTCATATGCCAACAGTGCATATACTCAAGCAAATACTGGTGTTATCAACGCACTAGCAGCCGGTTCTTATGCCAATAGTGCATATACTCAGGCAAACACTGCAACATTAAATGCAGCAACAGCGGATTCTAAAGCAGTATCAGCATCACTGTATGCTAACGGTGCTTTTATACAGGCCAATGCAGCGTTCAATACACAAAACACCACAGGCAACTATGCTAACTCAGCATTTACTTTTGCTAACTCAGCAGGTTCTTATGCCAACTCAGCATATGCTCAGGCAAACGGTGCATCGATATATGCTAACGGTGCATTTATACAAGCCAATGCATCATATGCATCACAGAACACCACCGGTAACTATACCAACTCTGCGTTCACCTTTGCTAACTCAGCAGGTTCTTATGCCAACTCAGCTTTCTTAAAAGCCAATTCATCATATGATTCACAGAACGTAACCGGTACATATGCTAACTCGGCATTTTTGTCTTCAAACTCAGCTAGTTTATATGCTAACGGTGCATTTATACAAGCAAATGCATCATACACTTCACAGAATATCACTGGTTCTTATGCCAACTCGGCATACTATACTGCAAATTCATCATCTCTGTATGCAAATGGTGCTTTTACTCAATCCAATGCAGCATATACTTCGCAGAACACTACGGGTACATATGCCAACTCGGCTTATTACACAGCAAATTCAGCACAACTATATGCTAATGGCGCATTTGTACAATCAAATGCGGCTTTCATACATGCAAATTCGAGTTATGCCGAATCAAACACATCAACAATTCGTTCCACAGGTGCTTTTATTCAAGCTAATGCGGCTTTTGCGGCTGCAAACATTGGTTCGTCTTTTGTAAATAATGGTGGAACAATCAATGGATCCGTTACAATTTCACAAAACTTGAATGTAACAGGCAACATAACACTTGGTGGAAATACAACATCAATCTCATCAAATAACTTATCGTTAACAGATTCAATCATTTATTTGGCTGAAGGTAACACAGGAAATACAGTTGATATAGGTATTGTTGGTAATTTTGTTCAAGGTAATTACCAACACACGGCATTATTTCGTGACCACCTTGATGGTCGCTGGAAGTTTGTTAGTAATGTTACCGTAGAACCAACCGACACCGTAACAATAGATGCAAACACAAGATATGACATTATTAAATCTGGTGGTATTGAAACTACCGGTTATGCAAATATTGGAACAGTATTATATGTTGGATCCAATACCGGTTCTTTACTAGGTGGCGCAACTAATCCTGTTTTAGGTACATTAGGTTCAGCTAATAATTATATTCAATCGTATATCTTTAATACAGCAAACGGCACCAGTTCTTCTGCTGATTATGTTGCTTATCCAAATAATGGAAGCGATACTAGTGGTTGGATTGATATGGGTATTACGTCCAACAACTACTCAGATTCAACATATAATGTAACAGGACGTAACGAAGGTTACTTGTTCATGTCTGCACCAGCGGGCGTTCAAACATCTGGAAACTTAGTTTTTGCAACAGACTTCACCGGCACATATAACTCTATAGAATATTATATTGGTGGTTTTGCTCAAGGTAAATCTTCACCAGTGATGACTGTTAATCCTGGTTCAATTAATATTAATAAACCTTTGGTGTTTGTAGATAGTACGAAACAAAATACAGCAGCTGCACCTTTTGCTTATTCTAATGCGGCGTTCTTGCAAGCAAATAGTTCTTATGGTAGTCAGAACACAACTGGTTTATATGCTAATTCCGCATATGCGACAGCAAACACTGGTGTTACCAACGCTGCAACAGCAGATAGTAAGGCAGTGACTGCTGGTTCATATGCCAACTCAGCATACTACACAGCAAACTCAGCACAACTCTATGCAAACGGTTCTTTTGCACAAGCTAATGCTTCTTTTGCTGCACAAAATGTTTCAGGTTCTTATGCTAATTCAGCATACACTCAGGCAAACACCGGTGTAACTAATGCATTAGCAGCCAGTTCTTATGCCAACTCAGCATATACAACAGCAAATACTGGCGTTACCAATGCATTATCAGCTAGTTTATATGCCAACTCTGCATACAATCAGGCAAACACCGGTGTAACCAATGCGGCAACGGCAGATAGTAAAGCAGTGACCGCTGGTTCTTATGCCAACTCAGCATATTATACTGCAAATTCAGCGCAAATATATGCTAATGGTGCATTTGTTCAGGCAAATTCAGCTTATAATTCACAAAACGCAACCGGTTCTTATGCCAATTCTGCATACACACAGGCAAATACTGGCGTCACCAATGCATTATCAGCAAGTTCTTATGCCAACTCAGCATATACAACAGCAAATACGGGTGTTGCCAATGCACTAGCAGCAAGTTCTTATGCCAACTCGGCATTCACAGTAGCAAATACTAGTTTTACGAATGCTGCAGCTGCAAGTTCTTATGCCAACTCAGCATACACTCAAGCAAACACCGGTGTAACTAATGCCGCAACAGCAGATAGTAAAGCAGTGACTGCTGGTTCTTATGCAAATTCGGCATTTTCAAAAGCAAACACCGGTGTAACTAATGCCGCAACAGCAGATAGTAAAGCAGTGACTGCTGGTTCTTATGCTAATTCAGCCTATACACAATCAAACACCGCCGTTTTCAATGTATTGGTGGCTAGTTCTTATGCAAATGCAGCTTTTTTACAAGCAAACGCAGCAACATCAGTTGGTTCTAGTGCTGGCGATCAAGCTACAGTAGCAGATGCTAAAGCAGTAACGTCCGGTTCATATGCCAACTCAGCATACTACACTGCTAACTCAGCACAGATTTATGCTAATGGTGCTTTCGCACGAGCAAATGCGGCATATGCACAAGCAAATACTGGTGGATTAGATACTTGGGTTAGAGGCCAAGCAAATGCAGCATTCGCGGCGGCCAATAATGCATTGCCATTATCTGGTGGTATAATAACCGGTGTAATTTCTTCCAATAGTGCAATCTATGCTTCTTCGGTAATATCAAATACTTCATTCTCAGTTGGTGCTACCAATGTAATTGATATTTCTTCTAATACATACACAACATCTTCAACATCACAAGTATCAATTGATTCTTTCGCAACTGCCACATATAGAAGTGTTAAGTATGATGTACAGATGACTTCAAGTACAAGTTACCATATGATTGGGTTGTCAGCGATACACAATGGCACTTCTGTATGGTTGGCACAATACGGCGAGATATATACTGGTTCATCGTTGGGTACCTTTGATGCTTCTATTACATCAGGTGTCCTTAATTTATTATTTACACCAACAAACTCAGCAACTACAGTGAAATTGGTAAGAACATCAATAGTGGTATAAAATGGCAGTCAATTTTGGTAGAGGCATAAGACTTAGAAGTGGTGTGAAGGTTGCTGGAGATGCAATCGCAGCAGCTGCGGTGCCGGACTCCATAGTTGTAGCTACCACAGGACCAGGAATCAACGGTGAGTATATTTGGGGTGCAGATGCTGGATATTTCTCGGTTGGAACAGTAACGAGTGATTATATCGAAGGATTATATTTGTATGAACAGTCGGGTAATCTAAATTCTGGTTACACTTATGTAGTATTGAAGGACGGTTCATATTCAGGATCAGGATTTAATGTGTCTGGTCGTGGAATTGATGGTGATGGAAGCACATATCCAAGAACATTCACTGTGGGTGGCACCGATTATGTGTTTCAATTTAATGGATATAATTACTATAATTCAACAAATATTTTGGATTTAAAAAATAAAATTGGCCAAACAATCACAGCAAAATATTTACCTGCTTCACAACCAACAGCACCAGCAGACAACACATTAACACCAGGCACTTATAGTTATTATGGTGCTAATTATTATGGTTGCAATCGTGACTATACTGATGGCCTTGTTTATGGCATGTTGATAAGTTCATATTTTAATAAAATTGAAGTCTTTGTGAGTGGATCAACTGCAACCGAAATTAAACTTAAACCAGGTACTTACACCTCGAATTCTACAAGTTTTAATGTAACTTCTCAAGGTGCAATTGATGCTGACACAAATGGATCTGCTAGATATTTTAATGTGGGAGGAACTTCAGTTGTTACGACATATAATGGAACTTCATATGGTGCAACAGGTGATATATTCAATCTCGTAAGTAATTATGGAACTCCATTGAGTGCTATCTATGATCCCGCTGCACAATCAAGTGGTGGCGGCGGTGCTGGCAACAGTACTCCTGTGATGTTTAACAGCGGATTCCTTGACACATACAATGTTGGAACTGAATATGGATGGCGAAACGGCCTGTTTGGTAACGGTAGCTTTGCCGGATACCCAAGTAATCTTTCAGGATTTTGGTACGACTCCACATCCAACGAGACTTATGTGGATTTGATAACTGGCACCTATTCACAAAATATTAATGGTAGCGGATATCCTACGATAACTGTAATCACAGACACAACAATAAATGGATACAGTGTACTTCGGATAACTGACGGTAATAACGTTACTGCAACTAGCACCTCGGCACAGAATCATACAGGCGGAGTTCGATTTGTGTTTGTGGGAGATCCTTGGGGATTACAAGCTCAAGGAAGTTTTGGGTATCTCTACATTAACAATATATCATACCTTGATGACGGATCAGGATTTATGCCAGTTGCCTACGGAGATATTAATATAGGATCCAATTTCCAAGGCGACTCATTCGGATGGACTACCGAGTATGGTTCATCGTATATTCAGCCAACCATGCTGGATCAGATTTACTATTTTTCACCAATTGGCACAGTAGTACAGTTTATTAGCGGAACATATGGTAGTATAGTAGTAGATGGTTCAGCATTAACAGTAGGAGGTAAGGATACTGTCACCGTAACTATTGGCGGAGTTAAACAATCAGGTACATTAGAATCGGGCGGACCTGGACCAAAAGTAGTATTTTCTGGAGACACGTTCGGTTTACAGTCTAAAAATGGACAAACATCAACGGTTTTAGTAGTAGCTGGAACAGCCACCCCAGCGGGACAAGTTGCCGGCGGTACCATCACAGTTGGTACTGACCCTTTTAATCCAGGCGGTGTGTATGGATATTTTCCAGCAACAGGCGCTGGATCATCAACAATTAACCCAGCCATGGTGGGTCAGATAGTTTGGTTCAGTGGTGGCGGCCCAAGTGGATCAACTAATGTACGACTCCCATCAGGAACCTATGGCAGCGTAGTGGTTGATGGTAGTTTGGGCACTGTGAATGGCGAAACACAGTTGACCGTGGTGGTTGATGGTATCAGCCAAACTGGAACATTGTATGCCAGCGGCAGTTACGTAGAACTGATACTTGCGGGAGACCCATACGGTTTACAATCCAAGAACGGTCAGACATTGACAGTCTCTGTTATAGCCGGCGCAGGTGCTGGTGGCGGTAGAACAACATATACACCAAGTGGTAATTGGTATGGTGGAAGCTGGATGGAACAGGGTGGTGTACAATGGCAAGTTCGGTTCTTCTTAGAGTCATCACCAAATTCAGCATTGTTGGCCAGATTGAATTCGTTAACTAATGGTGATTTAATTGATATAACTTATAACGGTGTCACTGAAACTAGAACTATAACAAATGTAGGATACCCACCATTCAACGGTGGATCTTCTGTCTACATAACTACTGATACCGGAGGAAATATGTCCTGGCCAAATATTGATAGTATAGCGATATAAATAAACAATAAACACAACCACGGGGAAAATGAACCTTGGCTACTAATTCAAATTTTGTCGTTAAAAATGGTCTAACTGTAGGCACCACGCCGGTCATTGATGGCTCAGGTGTATGGATTGCAACAAATCCTTCATCTAATGCTGCCTATACACAAGCAAATACTGCAACCACTAATGCATTAGCAGCAGGTACGTATGCTAACTCATCATTTACTACCGCTAACAATGCGTTGCCTAAGTCTGGTGGTACAATGACAGGTAGTATCACATTATCTGGCGCTACCACATCTATTGTCTTTAATGATGGTAGTTCATTTAAGACAGCAAACAATTTACCAAGAGTTGTTTCAATCACTGATGGTACATCTATTACAGTGAATATAGACACAACAGATTTGGCAATACAAACAAATACACAAGCGGCAGGTACATTAACAATCAACGCACCAACTGGTACACCAAACAATGGCCAAAAATTTATAATTCGTGTTCAATGTACTAATGCACAAACACTTTCATTTAATGCAATATTTACGGGTTCAACTGATATAACTTTACCAAGCACTTCAACCGGATCCTCTAAATATGATTATATGGGTTTTATATATAATTCCACTGCAACTAAGTGGCAGATGGTTGCTAAAAACTTTGGATTCTAAAGAGGTAAAAATGATTAAAATTGATTTTTCTGAAACACATGAAATATATGGTACGTATGCTGATTCTCTTAATCTAGAAGACGATCACACATTTACTGAAGACGAAATTGAAGCAATGAAAAAACAACGGTTTGATAATTGGGTTAATCACATTGTCGAAATGAGCAACGTTACAATAGAATCTCCACAGGAATAATTGTAAATGGCAACATACTATTGGGTTGGCGGATCAGGCACCTGGAATAGTACAACTACCACAAACTGGAGTTTAACTTCAGGTGGTTCTGGTGGTGGCGGTGTGCCAACATCTGTTGATACCGTAAACTTTGATGCTAACTCAGGTACTGCTGCAACTGTTACTGTAGCAGATACTGCTGCATGTAATTTATGTATAGTAAACAAGAGTGATATCAACATATCTCTTGGTGCATCTGTAACACTCATTTCTAATTTTAATGGTGCATTCACATTAACTGCCGGAACACTGACTCTCAATACTTACACATTAGGAATTAGTAGATTTTATAGTAGTAATACAAACGCACGAACTATTGCATTTGGTACTGGTACTATTAATTTAACTGCATATAGTTCCGGTGGTAGTCCTGTTGTTATTTTGTCACCAACAACCAATATTGTAATCACTGGTACAAACCCAACACTTAATTTTACATCAAATACCCCTACGCAAGATTGCAGCAGTCAGGTTGGTTCTGTTCCTACTTTATCACTCAACGTTACTGGAAATTTTCAAAGTTTTGGTTTTTCATCACAGGCGTCAATTAAAAATTTAACTTTTGCTTCGGGATTTACTGGAACATGGTCTGAGGCTAATGCGGTGGTAATGAATGGTAATTTGATATTATCCTCAGGCATGACATGTGCAACTTTTGGTAATGGTAGAGAACTAAGTTTTTCCGGTACATCATCGCAAAGTATTACTAGCAATGGCGCACTCATCCAAACACCCATTAGTATTACTAATACTGTTGGGATTACTACTTCAGGCGCTTTTACAACTATCAGCTCTTGGACAATATCCTCTAGCACATGCACTTTTGACCCCGGTGGAACATTTACAGTTGCATCATTTTTTTCTTCGTCTGCAGGCCTACAAAGTTTTGGTTATAATTATATAATTACCGGTTCCGGAAGTGCTTACACACAATCAACTGCCCGATCAAATTTTAGTTATAACACAGGTGTCACTATATCATTGACAAATGCGAATGCTAAGACATTCGCCGGTGGTGGATCTAGATTTCCAGGAATAAATCAAGGTGGTGCGGGTACATTGACTATCTCTGGTAATAATACTTTCAAAGATATAACCAATAGCGTCCAACCAGCTACTATTTTATTCACAGCAGGTTCTACACAAACAACAACTGCGCTTGCAACCAATGGTACTTCTGGTAACCTAATTACGTTAGGTAGTACCTCTACGTCTGCATTTACTATTACACGAGATAGTTCTGGTACAAATAATTGTGTTTATTGTTCAGTATCCTATATGACTGGTAATACTACGGCTGCGACTGGTGGATATGTAATTTGGCAATTCAACTCAACAACAAACGGTGGTAATAACAGCAACTTGACCATCGTTGCGCTGGTGTATTATTGGGTTGGTGGATCAGGAACCTGGAATAATACTACTACGACAAATTGGAGTTTGACTTCAGGTGGTTCCGGTAATGCTGGACCTCCTTCTGCAACAGATGCAGTTGTGTTTAATTCTAATAGCAGTAGTGGAAATTACACAGTAACTATTGAATCGGGCGCAGTTGCTCTGACTGCAACTATAGGTGCGCCTTCAAGTGGTACATTACAGTTATCTGGATCAGGTAATCTTACACTGTATGGTAATCTCACCATATCAACAGGGGTCATTCAGTCATATACTGGCTCAATTTTGTTTTTAGCAGGAGCAAGTTTAACAACAAACGGATTAGCATTATCAAGCAACATAACATTTAATGCAAGTGTTGCATCAATATTCTCTTTACTTGACAGTCTAACCACATCAGGAACATTTACACTAACACAAGGTACACTATCATTAGGATCGTATACACTAACAACTCAGAATTTTGATAGCAGCAATGCCAACACAAGAACTCTGGCGTTTGGAACAGGAAATATTACAACAACAGGCAGCGGTACGGTTTTTACAACATCAACTGTTCTTGGATTGACAGTTACAGGCACTCCAATAGTAAACATATCTAACTCTGGTTCAACGGCAACAACCGTATCAACTGGTGCAATATCCGAATCAAACTCAATATCGTTTAACTTTACAGCTGGAACATATGCATTGACCTTTCTAGGTAATGCTAGTGATCGTGCTAAGAATGTTAACTTTACCGGATTTAATGGTACTTTGAATGCCACAAGTACATCAACAATTGGTGGAAGTTTAACATTATCCAGTGGTATGACATTAACTTCTTCGGCCAGCGCTCTTACTTTTGCTGCAACGATTCGCGCACAAACCAACACAATTGCAACTGCTGGCAAAACATTAGATTTTCCTATCACTATTAATTATGAGCCGAATTCAACTCTACAGTTGAATGATACAATGACAATAGGATCAACTAGAACACTGACCCTGACGCAAGGTACATTGAACCTTAATAACTTTAATTTGAGTGTTGGTATATTTTCGTCAAGTGGCACTAGTATTAGATCGGTTGGATTCGGCACCGCAAAGATCATTTTAACTTATGCAAGCACTACGACTGTGCTTAGTATGGCAACAGCAACAGGATTTACATCAACAGGTACTGGTGGATTTGCTTCATCAATGGATGTTGCACAGACTTTTACAATTGGATCTACAGCCGGTACTATTACAACAACTGCTAATTTATTCTTAACAAACGGTAACTCAATTGCTACACTGACAACTGGTAGTTATTTTAAGACTATTGATTTTACAGGATATTCTGGAACTCCTGCAACTACCACATTATATCTCGCTGGTTATGTATTAAGTACTGGTGGCACATTCACTAACATTACTGCTAGAATGATTGCTAATGGAAGTATTACTTCTAATGGTAAATCTATTGCTGCAATTGATGTTGGATATAGTTCAGGCCTTGGCGGTAGTAGCTATACAATAACTACAATTTCAACTGCACTCCAAGGTACGGTAGGTACAATGGTTGCGGCAGCTTCTGCAGGCACTGGTCCAGTAGGAGCATATACTGGTACATCTAATAATGGATATTGGGTAATCACGCCAGGATGGAATATTTCATTTAATGGTACTAACTATACTACAATGTATCCAGTGTCAAATATGTATGTTACGTTTGGAGCTGGATCTACAACTTCTTTTGGTTTATCTGCATCAAATCCTGCACTTCCAAAAATCATGATGCAAGCATCTGATCGTTCTGTTCAAAGAATGTATTATCAGTTGACAGGTACAACACCAAATAGAACATTCTGGTGGCGTTTTGAAGGATCAACTGGTACAAGTGGTGTTGCCGGTTCTCCTTCAATGTTGTATGAAGGTTACATTTATGAAAATAATCCTTCAACAATAGATATTATTACAGGCACGATTGGTACTGGTGGTATTAGTGGCGTCTATTCTGCTTCAGCTCTTTTAAATGCTGCGGCTGGATTAGGAACATCAAACACTGGAACCAGAATTACTTATGTGGTAGTAAGCACATATCCAAATAGTACTACAACTATTGTAGACAACTTAAACGTTACAGGTACATTAACATTCACTAGCGGTACATTAACAACTATATCTGGTAACGTTACTGCAGGATCGTTTTCAACGACTACTGCAACTGCAAAAACATTAGTCATGGGTTCTGGAACTTGGACAATTACTGATTCAGGTGCTACTGCATGGAACGTAACCAATCCATCTTTCTTAACTGTTACACCAGGAAGTAGTACAATATCAATGAGTTCAGCTTCAGATAAAACTTTTGTGGGTGCTGGTAAAACTTGGAACAATTTAACAAATTCTGGAGCCGGACAATTAACAATTACTGATAGCAATACATTTGCAACGATTAGTAATTCAGTTTCGCCGGCAACATTCACATTTACTGCCGGAACAACAAATACAGTATCAAATTTTAACATCAATGGAACATCAGGAAATTTAGTTACCTTACAAAGTTCAACTTCCGGTAGTACATTCACGATATCAAAATCTACAGGAACAGTAACCACGAATTATGCAGCAATAAAAGATTCTGTTGTTACTGGTGGAGCTACGTGGTTAGCCCCAAGTAATTATGGAAATGTAAATAACGGAAACAACACAGGCTGGGATTTTTCAGCTATTGGTGGCACCTTTAACCCAGGGTTTTTATTATTTTTTTGATTATTAATTAAAACAATACAAAAGTAACAAAAAAAATTAAATGGGCCGACCTTATAAATACCAGTATAAACATGGGATGAAATAAGATGGCCAATACAACAAATAGAAATGACTTCAAACAATATTGCCTAAGACGATTAGGATTTCCTGTTATTGAGATAAATGTTGATGACGACCAGGTCGAAGACCGTATTGATGATGCCTTGCAATTTTATCAAGATTACCACTTTGATGGTTTACAAAAAGTATACTACATCAAAAAGATTGATCAAACAGATATCAACAAAAAATATCTGGACTTGACACAGGCCAAAGATTCATCAAATAACACATTGGATATTGTTGGTGTTACCAGAATCTTTCCAATTCAGGATTCTCAATCCTCAATCAACATGTTTGATTTGAGATACCAACTACGTCTTAATGAATTGTATGACTTCACCTCAGCGTCCTACATTAACTATACGTTGACGCAACAACACCTTCGTTCACTTGAACTTATGTTCACTGGTGAAGTTCCAATTCGTTTTAGTCGCCATATGCAACGACTATATATTGATTGGGCATGGGGTCAATCTCAAGCACCAGTAGGAACAACAGTGATTGCAGAATCTTATGCTGTAATTGATCCTAGTGTTTATGGTAAAGTATGGAATGACCGTTGGTTGAAAGAGTATGCAACGGTATTAATTAAGAAACAATGGGGTTCAAATCTTTCTAAATTTAAAGGCATTCAATTACCTGGTGGTGTGGTTCTAAATGGCGGCGAAATAGTTCAACAAGCTGAAGATGAAATTAAGAGACTTGAAGCCGACATGGAAAAGAATTATGGCGGTATGTTAGAATTTTATCTGAATTAATATGAAACATAAACAAGGAAGAAGAAAGGCAGGAACCTAAAATTGCGACCAGTGTCTACTTCAACAATTACAACGCAGCTGCCGAACAACGGGTAGTCGAAGACCTTATCGTAGAATCTATTAAGATAATGGGTTTTGACGCATATTACTTACCAATCTTCAACGAAGAAGACAGAGACATTCTGTATGGTGAAGACCCGGTTAAGAAATTCAAATCAGCTTTTCCCATCGAATTCTACCTTTCTTCTGCACTAGAGTATACTGGTGAAAGAGAATTTTTCTCCAAGTTTGGTTTAGAAATTAAAAATAACATAACTGTTATTGTTTCTAAACGTTCATTCTCTCAGAGAGTACCACAAGAACATTTCACACGTCCACGTGAAGGTGATTTGATTTATGTTCCATTTTTAAATGGTACTGGTGAAATTTATGAAATTAAATTCACCAATCACACCAAAGACTTCTTCACATTAGGTCGTAAGATTCCATATTTCTATGAATTGGAAATGGAGAAATTCAAATACTCACAAGAGGTTGTTGATACTGGTATTTCAGAAATTGATGATATTGTTGGAGCATCAGGTTACACATTGGAGTTTGAATTCACATCTGGAACAGGAAACTTCCAAGATAAAGAAATTGTATTTCAATCACCAGATAATTCATACGCAAATGCAAAAGTTCATGCTACTGTACAATCATGGAATCATCCAACAAAAACATTGACAGTAACAAATATTATGGGTGAGTTTTCATCAAATGTAACTGTTAAAGGTGCAACAAGTAACGCACAATACATAACTACATCTTTTGATCCACTAAAAGATAATACACCTAACGAAGTTTATGATAATATGTATATTGATAATCAAGCCAATAACATTATCAACTTTGTGGAAACCAATCCGTTTGGAAGAATTTAATGTCTACGCCATATTATAACAGAACAATTCGTAAGTTGGTTGTAGGCTTCGGTAACTTATTTGATAAGATTACCTTAGTCAGATATAATCCAAATAATACTGAAGCAGAACGATTCTTGGTACCTATTGCATATGCAGCCAAAGAACATTATGTGATGCGTCTGGAAGAAGATTTGAACTTAGATAAAAAAGTTCAAATGACTTTACCTCGTTTGTCTTTTGAGATGACGGGTTTACAATATGATGCAAATAGAAAACTTAATACCAACACAAAAAGTTTTACGCAAACTCCAACAGGAGCTAAGTCTCAATACAATCCTGTACCTTACAATTTTGATTTTAATTTATATGTTTATGTTCGTAATGTAGAAGACGGTACACAAATCATTGAACACATTCTTCCATATTTTACACCAGATTATACCATCAAGATGAATATGGTTCCTGAAATGGGAATTATTAAAGAAATTCCTATCATATTGAATAATGTTACACAAGATATTCAGTATGAAGGCAACAGAAGTTCTGATCCAAGGATGATTGTTTGGACATTAAATTTTACTGTTCGTGGTTTCATCTTTGGTAAAACATCCGATACTGGTGTTGTTACAACATCAATCACAAAGATATTAAATAAAATTACAGAAGATGATGTTGTTGTATTCAACATGAGAACGCCAGGTGTTGGCACATATAAACAAGGTGAATATGTATATCAAGGTTTTTCACCAAACACTTCGACTGCTTCAGCAAAAGTTATTTCTTGGAAGAACAGTGCTTTACACCTAACAAATATTAAAGGAAACTTTGTTTCTTCACAACCTATATACAGCATCAACTCTAATGCAAATTATACATTTGAATCATATAACATGGCAGGAAAGATAACCGAACAATATGCACAAATAGTTGTTACTGCTAATCCAACTACAGCAAATGCAAATAGCTTGTTCACATATGTTGAAACACTTTCTGAGTTGAGTGGCGAACCAACTGTGGTTATTGGCAATGCAAATAATGAAATCGTTTATGCTCCGGCAAATCCATACATACAACCAATAGACTATTGGGCAAATAACGATATAGACTTAATGCAATGACAAAAAAATTACAATTTAAAAGATACTCAAACACAGCATTAAGTACTATAGTTGGTGCTGATGGTGAATTGATTATTGATAGTAACACAAAAACCCTAACGATACACGATGGAGTAACCTTAGGTGGTATAAGACAAGCTTCGGAAAGTTTCACCAAGCAAGTTTATGATCAAGCAAATGTATCGTTCACTAAGGCCAATGCAGCATACAATCAGGCCAACACCGCCAATAATTTGGCACAAGCAGCATACACATTAGCAAATGCCGCAGGATCATCTGCAAATACAATTGGTGCATTTTTGCAGGCTAATTCTGCATATAATCAAGCAAACACTGCAACGAATAATGCATCAGTTGCTTCTTTGTATGCTAATGGTGCATTTGCACAAGCTAATGCTTCTTTTGCAGCTGCGAATAATGTATTTCCACAAATTGCTCCTTCGTTTAATACAGCCAATGCGGCGTTTACTCAAGCTAACTCTGCATATACACAGGCAAATACAGCTACAACTAATGCATCCACAGCTGATTCTAAGGCAGTAACATCAGGTTCATATGCCAACTCAGCATACTATACTGCAAACTCAGCCTCTCTGTATGCAAATGGTGCTTTCGCTATGGCGAATTCGGCATATTCTGCGGCAAATAATGTTCTTCCACAAGTTCAACCTTCTTTTGATCAAGCAAATGGTGCGTTCTTAAAGGCAAATGCTGCATATGAAAGTGGTAATGTAACGGGAACATATGCGAATACCGCTTTCTCTTATGCAAACTCGGCAGGTTCTTATGCTAACTCAGCGTATGCACAAGCAAATAGTGCTTCATTATATGCCAATGGTGCTTTCTTACAAGCCAATGCAGCATTCATTAGAGCAAACACACCAGATGCTATAGCCAATTCTGGTGCATTATATGCTAACGGTGCATTTATACAAGCGAACGCATCATATCAATCACAGAACACAACTGGTTCATATGCAAACTCAGCATACACAGCAGCCAATACAGCCGACTCTAAAGCGGTTACTGCTGGGTCATATGCAAACTCAGCATACTATACCTCAAACTCGGCACAAGTATACGCTAACGGCGCCTTTGCAGCTGCGAATTCAAAACTTAGTTCTGCTGGTGGCACAGTTACAGGTAACGTAACAATTGATGGATCATTAACGGTTGCTGGTAATATTAATTTTACCGGCAATGTAATAAGCACCGCAATTTCTGGTAATACCGGTCAATTTTTTGGTTATGCGTCTAACGGTTTTAATGCTTTGTATGCCGGTATTCCAACAGGATACTTTTTAGAACCACAAGTAACTTTCCAAGTGTCTAGTAACTTTGATGGTTATGCGGGTCTTAATATGCAGAATATTAATTCCGGAGCTAATTCATCATCAGACTTATTCATCACAGCAGATAATGGAACCATCAATGATGGTTTCTTAGACCTTGGTTTCTCATCATCAAATTACAATTATCCAGGTTATTCTTTAATTGGTAAGAATGACGGTTACTTATTTGCTACCGGTAACACAATATCTGGTGGCGGTAACATGATTATTGGTACAGGATTAAATAACGATGTTGTTTTTTCCGTTGGTGGCCTTAGTACAACAAATGAAATAGCAAGATTTAAATATAATACCGGTTTAGTATTAAAGAATTTACCAATAACATTTAGTGATGGAACAAAACAGAATACAGCAGCTGCACCGTTTGCTGTAACTAATGCTGCATTTATACAGGCAAACACTGGTGTAACCAACGCATTAGCAGCAAGTACATATGCAAATTCATCATATACCCAAGCGAATACGGCAACTACCAACGCACTAGCGGCCAGTTCTTATGCTAACTCAGCCTACACTCAGGCAAATACGGCAACTACCAACGCACTAGCAGCCAGTTCTTATGCTAACTCATCGTTCACAGTAGCAAACAACGCATTTACACAAGCGAATACTGCAAACACTACGGCCAACAATGCACTGCCTAAGTCTGGTGGTACAATAACTGGTAACTTAGCAGTTACTGGTAATGCGTCTTTTGGTAATTTGAGTGTCACCGAATCAAGCACATCAATAAGATTAAAATCAAATACCACAAACAATAAGTCGGTAATATTGGAAACTGATGGTGTAAGCAATTTCAGTAGTGTAATATCTGAAAGTGCAACTGAGTTATATTGGAGTTCTAATACTTTAAATTACAATGTAAGTAATCCACCAAACGCTGAATTTTCTAAAGTAACACTCGATTCGTCAGGAATATATCTATCTACTGGTGACCAAGATGGTAACCGTGGTTTGACTGTGGCGCCGGTAACAGGTGCTATTCAGATTGATGACTCATTGACTGTTTTTGGTGACATTTCAAGCGGCACGATGCACTCGTATGGAGACTTAATTGTTGATGGCACTTTGTATTCGAATGGTGTTTATTCAAATACTGTTAACGTATTAGATCAAGCAAACACTGGTATTGCACTTGCACAACAAGCATATAATGCGTCCAACTCTGCTGGTTCATATGCAAATTCAGCATTCACAAAAGCAAACAATGCACTTGCAAATACTGGTTCTGTTATTACTGTTAATGGCGTTTCTCAATTAGTCATTGCAAATACAACGAGTTCTACTTCAAAAACCACAGGCGCTTTGGTTGTTGCTGGTGGTGTTGGCATAGCCGGTAATACTTATATTGGTAACAATCTAACCTCAAACACATCTTCGATTGCGAATAGTAACTCTTTATTCTCGACAGTCGGTACTGGTCTATACAGCTGGGAAAATTCAGGACAAACACTTAACCTTGCAACAGCATCACCAACTGGTGCGGGTGAAGGCACAGCAACTCAGATATTCTTTAAACCAGATGGCACAAAATTATTCATAGTTGGCCAAGCAGCAGATAAAGTTACAGAATTTACCTTATCATCACCTTGGAATTTATCATCTGCATCCAATACTGGTTCAGTATCAATTATATCACAAGATACATCATCAACAGGTTTATTCTTCAAGCCTGATGGTACTACAATGTACATGATGGGTGATTCAAGTAATACTATTTTCCAGTATACACTATCAACGCCATGGCAAGCAAATACCGCCACATATGCCAATAAATCCAACAACGTAACACTTGCCTTGGGTACCGCAAACGAAATTGCACCAAACGATATCTTTTTCAAATCTGATGGTACATCTGTCTTCATTACTGGTGGAACATTCTCAGCTCTTTATAGGTTAGATTTATCTACACCTTGGGATGTTTCGACTATAACGAATCCTGTTGTATCAATCACAAACGTGCCTAGTACACCCCGTGGTTTGTATTTTGATCCTGATGGAACTACTCTGTATATGGCTGGACAAACCAGTGATTGGATTAACCAGTATACTATGGCAACCCCCTGGGACATTGCAAACTCTGTAATAGTTTCAACAAAATATATTGGTCATATTGAATCAGGCATTCAATATCTTTGGGTTGCTTCCGCTAACGGATATGCTTATCTTGGTGGTACTACTAATGATACGATATATCAATATTATACTAATAACGGTTTTAAATTAACTGGAAACAATTTTGTTGTTGCGGCCGATACTACTTTTGCTAACACTGTTTATTTCGATAATACAGTTCAAAGTGCAGCGTTCAGAAGTGGTGTAAGATTTATTGGATCGGCATCATTTGCAACAGGTAGTTGGAGTTCTACTGCATTAACTGCAACATCTGCGGTTAACTTTTCAGGAACAACATCTACAATTACTATTACTAATGCTGCAACAACAGGCACTATAACTGCTGGTGGTCCAAGTCAAACTGGCCAGATTACTTTAGGTCAATCAGCAGTAACACAAACTTTAAACTTACATAGTGGTGCAACAACAGCGGGTAACATAAAGACATTAAACCTTGGTGTTGGTGGTCTTTCTGGTTCTAATACATTAATTTTTATTGGTTCAGTAAACTCTGGTTCTCAGGGTACTACAACAATACAAACACCAAATGTAATTGTAACTTCAGCCAATACCGCGCAAACTGTTGTTCAAATTTTAGGAACATCTGCTGCAATATCAAACTCTACTGGTGCTTTAGTTGTTGCTGGTGGTATTGGTTCTAATGGTGCCATCTATACAACTGGTGGTTCAATCACAATTAATAATGGATTGGCCACAACAGGTAACTCAGGAACAATTTTCTTGGGTGATGGTAATTTCACGAAAACATATGGTTCTGGTTGGACTTTCCCAGGTTCTGGTGTCACATCAGGTTCATTTACTGCAACTACATCGCCGAGTTTCCAAGGACAATTAGGTTCAAATACAGCCACATCACACGGCCTTGTTGGCACTGCTGGTGTTGGAATGTATTTCCCAACAAATGGTTTGGTTGCTTTTGCAGCAAACACAGCAAACGCTTTATTCGTTTCTGCACCAGCAGGTGGTGTCAACTATCTGCAAGTAACAGGTTCAAATACAGGTAACGCCGTAATATTCTCATCGCAAGGTACTGACGCAAACGTAAGCATGTTGATGAAACCACAGGGAACTGGTGCATTTGATATACAAACGGCCAACGGAGTAAACATTAGTAACGGCGGTACTGTTACTGCGCTGACTGTTACAAACAGTGGAGCTACTTTTTATTCAACACAGCCAACATTAGTAATTTCAGCGCCTACAACTGCTGGCGGTGTTCAGGCTGTAGCTACACCAAATATGTACGCAGACCAAGGTACAACGGTAGCTGCTGGTGGTAGTGGTTATGCCGTGGGCGACACATTAACTTTGGTTGGTGGTACGCCACTAACTAGTGCAGCTACATTTACTGTTGCGACTGTTTCTGCTGGCGCTGTATTGACTGTTAATGCTCTTAACTATTCACCATATTCTGTTTTACCTTCCAGCCCAGTATCAACAACTGTTAGCCCCGCAGGTGGGACGGGTTGCACGCTTACAGTTCGTTGGAAATTATATACACCCACCATCACAAACGCAGGTTCAGGCTACGTAGAACAACCAACAGTAACATTCTCAGGCGGCGGCGGTAGTGGTGCGGCGGCTTATGCTACTGTTGGTTCACCCACAATCGTTAAGAGCATTGGTGCCGTTATGTCGTTTTATACTCCTGGTGGAGAACAATTAAGAATTAACGATACTTATGGCGGTGGCGGTGGCGGCCCAGCAGTAAACTATGTTACCGCAGCAGGTCGTGGCGTGGGCGCTGGTCCAGTTATTGCGGTTGCTGGTAGTGATCCAAGCATAGTATTAAATCTTGTATCCAAAGGAACTAGCGGAGTTTCAATTGGCACAAACAATGGCGCACAACAACAATTTAATATTTCTCATACAGCATCTGCGGTTAATATTTTAAACGTAACAGGTAGTCCAACGGGTTCAAATCCAATAATTTCATCACAAGGTAGTGATACAAACTCAGCAATTGTATTACAACCAAAAGGTACCGGCGGTGTTGATATTTCTGCTGGGGCAAACGGTGTAAGCATTGCTAACGGTACTTCTATTACTGCTATTACTGTTACTCAAAGAGGAGGCAGTTATACATCTGTTCCAGCATTAGCAATCACAGCCCCAACCACCGCTGGAGGGACTCAAGCCACTGCAAGTGCAAAGGTTTACATTCAAAGCGGAACAGTCGTTTCTGGTGGAACTGGTTATTCGTTAAACGATGTTTTAACTGTTTCTGGTGGTACTCCAGCAAGTACTGCTGCGACTGTTACTGTTACTGGCGTATCTGGTGGAGTTATCACAAGTATTTCTTCAACAAACTTTTCCGACTACACAGTAACACCAGCAAACCCAGCCTCAGTAACAGGCGGCACAGGAACACTGGCAACTTTTAACTTTTCGTATCAAGTTAGTAGTGGTTTTAACATCACAGCCGCAGGTTCAGGTTACGTAGAACAGCCAACAATTACTTTTTCAGGCGGTGGTGGTGGTGGCGCTGCTGCTTATGCTACTGTCGGTGCAAACACTGCTATTAGAAGTCTAGGAAATAGTTTAAGTTTATATACACCTTTTGGTGAATCTGTTAGAATTACTGACAGTAATTTTTATGCAGGACCACCAAGTTTATCTATAGATAGATCAGGTACAAACACAACAAGATTAACGGCAGCCGGTAATTTAGGATTAATTTCAAGTGCTGCAGGAACAATCAGTTTCTTGACACTTGCTACAACACACTTAGTAATACCATATGTTGCATCAGGTGTTAATTACTTCCAAATGTCTGCTGGTATAACAGGTACAGGTCCAACTCTTACATCATTAGGTTCAGATACCAACGCAGACTTAAACCTTGCACCAAAGAATACAGGTAAGGTGGTTATTGCATATAATAGTGGCCAGAGTGGTCTAGGATTTGCAAACGCAACCAGTAATATTGCGTCTTATACATACTATAATCAAGGTAGCAATAGTATGGATACGGTGTTTGCATAATGGCCACAATTAGTAGTAGAGTTCTTTCCAGCGGCATATTAACCGCTAACGGAAGTTTTGACGAAGTAACTTTTAATCCAAACGCAGGTTCTTCTGTGGTGACGAATCTAACGGTCTTTTCACAGGACCTTTCTTCAGGTGCATTTTGGGTTGGATATAATAGAACAGTAACAGCAAATTATGCTGGTGCACCAGATGGTTCTTTTACAGCTAACAGGGTACTTGAAACCACAGATGCCGTGAATACTATTCATGGATTCGGTCAAGGTCAAACAACCTATGTAGCTGGAAATAGATACACCATATCTTTCTACATGAAATCATATAGTGCTGACAGGAACTTTCAATTTGGAATTGGGTATCCAGTACTTGGTGGTATAACAGGTCAGACATTTGTTTATGCATTGGTAAATCCTGATACTGGAGCAATTAGTTCTTCTTTGACGTATGCTCCTGCGTCTCCAACTTTTTCTTCTACGGATGTTGGTGGTGGTTGGTATAGATTTACTTTGTCTTTTTTAGCGGGCAATACCATTAGTGGCCAAGGAGTAGATATACAATTCCTAGGTGGCGCCGGCAGAAACCAACAGACATATATTGGAAACGGAACATCAGGTGTTTTATTTTGGGGTTTACAGATTGAACAATCCAGTACAGCAACACCGTATCAACCAAAAGTTGCTTCTACGAACCTTCTGAACTATAGTACCAATTTGACGAACGCTTCTTATTGGATTCCACAAAACAGTACAATAACCGCAAATTCGGCCATAGCACCAGACGGTACATTGACTGCTGCAAAATTAACTGGTAACAATGGTGCTACCACAAGAAAATCAATATATCAACCAATTTCAGGATTGGTAACAAATTCAAACTATACTTTAAGTACATACATCAAAAGTGCAGGTTATACGAGTGCAACCATTTTTATGGACACATCATTGGTTGGACCAAACCAATATCAAGGATCGCAAGCTCTCGTTTCTTTGGTGAATGGATCAAAAAGTGGTACAGATTCTTCCGTAACTACTGTAATACCATTAGATAATGGTTGGTATAGATTAACAACTACAGGAAAAGTAACAGGAACTTCTTTCAACTTGCAAATCGCTATGGGTGAGACCAACGGTTTAGGAACACCAACTGGTGATGGTGTGTCTGGAATTTATATTTGGGGCACACAACTTGAATTATCAGACACAAAAGTGGGTCCTTATAACTCCATACCAACTACATATAAACCAACTACACTAAACACGAATATAGTTTTACCTAGATTTGTAAAGAGAGATTCATCAAACACCTATTTTATTCGTGGTGAATATGATGAAGTAACTTATAATGCAAACAGTACTAATGCTTTATATAATCTTCATCCAAATAGTCAAGACTGGACGAAAAATATTCAGTCACAACAAAACTCCACGATAAATTCAGCCAACACAGTTGCTCCGGATGGAACACTTACTGGAACTAGAATCACATCTACAATAACTGGCGGTACTAATACAGCACTTATTCAAAAATTAGTAGCATTACCAACAGCACAATTATCAAATAATTTACCATGGTGTTGGAGTATTTACGTTAAACAAGGAACATCACCATCAATAACTATTAGTATTGGTTTTTCTAACGGTACTACTTATAAAGATATTTTACTAAAATTAACATGGTCAACTCTTGCACTTTCTCCAGGTGGTTCCACCAATTACCAAGTTGGTGGACCAACCAACTATGGCGTAGAAGATGCTGGTAATGGTTGGTATCGTTTATGGTGTACATTAACAAATACATACAACGGCACTCAAATTGGTCCTAGAATTTATGTTAGAGATGCAGGAACAGCAAACATCTTGGGTGAATATAATTATATTTGGGGTGGTCAATTAGAACAGGCTTCTTATCCATCTCCATATCAACCAACTTCGTCAACTTCGTCAACTCAATTTGAATCATTAAGTAGTCCTAGTAATATAACAACTCCTGTATTTGCAAACAGAATAACCAATACAGGTAATAGTTACGTCAAAAGAGAATATGATGAGTGGACTGGAGTACCAATTACTGATGGTTTAGTTCTGTATGCTGATGCAGCAGTATCTTCAAGTTATACACCAGGTTCAACTACATGGTATAATCTTGCTAACTCAAGTACAACAGGAGTAGTTGTGGGTACCACTAATGGTTCCGGTCCTGTTGGTTCAGGTGTCTTAACTACGAATAATTTTAATTATGATTACACAACAATGTCATTGAAAATAAATGACAATAGGGTAGATGCAAACTGTCAAATTAGATTTGAAAATATTGATTATAATGCATTGGCAGTATCAAATAACTTTACTTTGATGTTTGCCTGTAAGAAAGATTATTTTGGTAACCTTGGTGCTACAAACGCAGCATTGTTTGAAGGTGTTAATAATGGATACAATACTGGTTGGAGAATTCAAGATAATACCGGCGGTACTCCTGGTGGAGATGCCACTGGGTATCAAAGTTGGACTTTATCAATGAGTCCGGCTGCAGTGCCAACAGGATGGAACCACGGCATTACAGATTCTTCTCTAAATCGTTTTACAATTGTTGGTTTTTCAGTTTCCCCAACAACAGTTTATGGATTTTGTAATGGTAACTCAAACTCAAGAACAAATCCAGGAACATATTTTGGTGGCGCTAGTCCGGTTAATCGTGGATGGATCAATTTCACCGGTTCTGGCGTTGGTTCATTCAATGGTAGATTAGGTTTCTTTATGGTCTACAACAGAGCGTTGACTGTGGCCGAGATGACCTACAACTTTAACCAATTCAAAAGAAGATACGGATTGTAATAGATAAATAAGACATGGCAAAACTACTATCAGGCACAAGAATTTATGGTACGGCAAACGTAGACAGTACACTTACTGTCGGCGGAACCGTGTACGCCGATAAAATCATAACAACCAGTTTACCATTGGTTCTGAATGATATATCAAACCAATTCGATGGTGTAAAACATGTATTTGTATTACGAACTGACCAAACGGACATAACTGCAAACAACATTACCGACTCGAAGAACCTTGAGGTTATAGTCGATGGTCTGAGACTTGCTCCTTATGTAAAACAGAATACCTATCCTTGGTTGACTCCATATGATTCCTATAGAGGTTTTCGTGTGGTTGCAACAACAACTTCGGCCAACGTTATCATTTATAACGCACCGGTAGCTGGAGACCAAGGCGTTTTAACTATCATAAATAGTTCATTGACGGTACAAACCAGAAAATACCCATATTCCGCTACGACAATAGCACTAGGAGATTAATTTAAAATGGCAAAACACGTAATATTAGAAGCGTACACCTTCACACCTTCCACTAAAACCATTGTGGTAACAGGTAAGGGTATCCGCAGAGAACAACTGTTGTTGATTACAAACACTACCACAGGTACTGTATTGTATAACTTCTCCGATCCTTCATTATTGACAACAAGTTATACTAATGCTGTAGACGCAGTAACTGGCCAAGAAACCACTACAATGGTTTTGGCATACAATACTGCAACAATGGCTTCTACAGATAAACTTGCCATTCTTACTGAAGAAACTTATCAAGAAATAACTCCCGCAGAAACGATGCGTGATCCTGTTGATAAGTTACGTGTATCGACTCCAGAATCTTTGATTGATACCGACTTTGAATATGGTACACAACCAACAAAGTGGGAAGGTTTGACCACATTAAACAATCGTCCTTCGGCATTTTATGATGTAACTATGCCGATAGCAATTACTAATATTACAGCATCAGCAAAAACCATTACTGTAACGACAACAAACCCACCAGCAAACGGCACACCAATTTTTGTTCAAGGTACGCTTGATGACACTAACGCTGGTGGTTGGTGGATAGTTGAAAACGGTACACCTGGAGCAAACTGTATATACACAACAACCAACACACCTGCGGCAAGTTTGTATGATGCAACAAAGTCCTTGGTTTTTTCTGGATCATTTTATACAGGCGCAGCAATTCCTGCCGGTACCTCAGCATTTACTAACTCAGGAACAACAGTAACCTGCACCACAACTCAAGCACACGGACTTCGTGTTGGTGACGGTATCTATGTTATTGGTACAACTTCAACAACTTTTCCACCTAACGGTTCTTGGGTTGTTGCTACTACACCAACAACCAACACACTTACGTTTGTTGTAGCTAACGCTCCTACAGGTACAATTACATCAGTATCAAATGCCAGTTTGTATACAAGACAACTAGGATATAGTCAACACAGAGCTCATGATGGTGGTGTTCAATTCACCAACGTTTCACCGCAACATGGTTATCAAGTTGTTAGACAAACTCGCCGTCAATTCCGTTACCAATCTGGTAAGGCGATGCAATTCTCAACCGGTTCTTTATTGAAACCAGCATTAATGGTTGAAACACTAACAAGTAGTGGTTCGACAGTTACAGTAACAACAAAGTATCCACACGGATTGGCCACAGGTGCGGCTGTAAAAATTACAGGATGTAACGAAACAGCTTACAACGGCACAGGTGTTTCTGGCGGTATCACTTATGTTGTTACCTCAGCTCCAACAGCTTTAACCTTTACTTACACAGCCAGTGGTACACCTTCAGCATCACCTGCAACTGGTTTTCCAATAACTGTGAGCCCAAACGCATGGTATGGTTCTTCTAATCGTATTGGATTGTTTGACCAACAAAACGGATTATTCTTTGAACATGACGGACAAACCTTATATGCAGTAAAACGCAGTAGTACAGCACAACTTTCTGGATATGCCACGGTAACTTCAGGTTCAAACTCTGTTACAGGTGTAAGCACCAAGTTCAGCACACAAACAAAACCAGGTGATTTTATTGTTATTCGTGGCATGAGTTACATTGTGCAAACAATTACGTCTGATACTCAAATGTATGTTTATCCAGAGTACAGAGGTGTATCATCAGGTAACAACACATTAAGTAAAACAATTGACACAAGATACGCACAAAGCACTTGGAACATTGATAAAATGGACGGTACTGGTGCATCGTTATTTAACATTGATGCAACAAAAATGCAGATGTTTTACATTGACTATACATGGTATGGTGCAGGCGGAGCTCGTTTTGGTTTCAAAAACAACCGTGGTGAAGTTATTTACTGTCATCGTGTTCCAAACAACAACGTTAACACAGAAGCATATATGCGTTCCGGTAACTTAGTTGCTCGTTACGAAACTAACACGATACCTCCAAGAACATATTCAACCGCAACTTTGGCAAGTGGTTCAACCGGACCATTAACTGTTGCTGATACTTCATTATTTCCAACATCAGGTACATTGGTTGTTTCGGCTGCGGCTGATACTGGTGGTGCAATTGAATATCTTTCATATACTGGTAAAACTGCAACAACATTTACTGGCTTGACACGCAACGTTGTAAACTTAACTGGTACAGGTTTCACTGCTGGTGGTGGTACTGCTTCTGCAACAGCATTTACATATTCTGCAACAGCACCAATTTCAGTTGAGTTGTATTCTCCACAACAAGCATCCACAATTTCACATTGGGGTTCTTCTGTTATTATGGATGGTCGATATGATAATGATCGTTCAATTGAATTCAACTATGGTTTAAATTCACCTGCAACTTTTACTACTGCTGGTACAAGATATCCAGTTTTCAGTATTCGTTTGTCACCATCAGTAGATAACGGACAAACAGGTCTATTAGGTGCAAGAGAAATTATTAATCGTATGCAATTGCAACCAGTTGGATGTAGTGTATATCCAACTGGAGCCGGTGTTAAGGTTGACTTTATCTTGAATGGTCGTGTATCAAGTTCAGCGAGTGCATATGTTGCTGTTGGTGGTTCCAGTCTAGCGCAATATGCCAACCATGGTACAGGTGCAACAATCACTGGTGGTGAAAACATCTATACATTCTTTGCACCAGCGGCTGCTGTTTCTGCACAGGATATTAGTAAGCTGCGTGATTTAGGTACATCTATTCTTGGTGGCGGTACAACATTAACAGTACCAACAACTGCAAACAACATTTATCCAGATGGTCCAGACATTTTAACTGTTTGTGTAACACCACTTGGTCCAAACGCAGCAACAGTAG